CACGCCGAACGATGATTGACTCGATATATTCGATCAGCGCCGCACGGTTCTCTTCGAGGTTACTTCCCAATCCGCCAAAGCGATGGTCCGGCGTGCTATCGATGTGATACGCGGACTGGCATGCCGAAACCCAATCGAGGATTCCGGTCTTTTCGTTGTTGGTCAGGTTCATGGTTATCGTTGTCCTTGCGGTTAGATCTGCGAGCGCTAGTCTTTGAGGACGTGGCGAGTGATCGAGCGGATGCCGTTCGTCGATGTAGACGGGAAACTCGGCGTCGTCTCGGCATCCGGCAGCGGCTCGGCGCTGGCGGGCGCCGGTTCGACGAGTGCAACGGGGATGAATCCAGATCCCTTGCCACCCGCGACGCGCATGAAATCGACCTCGACCTTCGCCGAGTTGATGATCACTTGGCCGACGTCCGCGACGACCTTCGCGCGCTCGATTTCGAGCGGCTTTTCCTTGTCGTTGAGCGCCTTCAACGTGTCGAACAGATGGGCGCGCAGGTCATTGATGGTTTGCATTGATCTTCCTTACGAGTGCGCCCTTCAGCCAGATCACCTGGCGCAGTTCGGGCGGATAGCGGTGGACTGAGTTGCGCTTCAGCAGGTCGCCGCGCGAAATCAACTCAAGGTTGTCGAGCTCGACGTTCGAGCGATCGCCGTCGCGGAATGCCAGCAAGTAACCGGGCGGAATCGGGCCGTTCTCCGCCTCCCAGTTCAGTACGTGGACGGCTGTCCAGTCATCCGCGGCGCGGCCTGTATCGGTCACCTTGCGTTGCAGGTAGCCCATGCTGGTGACTCGCTCTGTTCCGATCGGCACCCAACTGCGCGACCGGTATCCCGGTTTGAAAGACGTCGAATTGGCTTTCGCTCGTTTCATTACTTCCTTAATGGTCGGATGAGCAGGCATGCCGATTGCGCGCTCAATTCCTCTCGCATACCGGCGATCACTTGAAAATGGAACTGCCATGCGCATGCGATACAAACCCTGTGCGCCGTATCGTGGCTTCACGATTGACGTACAAGTCACTACCGATACGGTCGTATCACTTGGAGGAACCGACCGTCGATATTTCGTCTCTTGGTCCATTCTTTCGTCGGATGACCACTCAACGCCGATCGCAAGCCTGCCCGAACAACTCGATTTCCTTTCACCCGATGCCGCTTTTTCATACGGCGAGCGTCGAGCACATGCATTCATCGACGGTTGCCTTGGTCGCCCGTGCGATGAGGGCGAGGAGATGTAAAGGCGTCGTTTGTAGACACTCATGGCCCAACCCCACTTGCCAACACCGCCTGTTTTCTGATTTCTGAGGCTCGCGCCTGCGAACAGCCGAGGTATTTCCGGATCTCCGTGACCGTGCCGCGCAATCGCCCCGCGGCGATCGCCGCGGCCACGCGGGTAACGTCATCGACGGTCGATTCCGGCGCGATTTCCGATTCGGTAACGGCGTGACTCTCGACCGTGACTGGCGTTACTGCCGCGCTGGTATTGGGTTTGCGCGATTCGATCGGGCGCAGCGCGAGCAGCCAGCAAAAGCACGCGACTGCTTCGAGTACTGCGGCGAAGGCGAGACCTGCGAGCAGATCGACGCTCTGTGACTGGATGCCGAAGGCGGTCAGCGTGCTGGTCACTGGGTCAGCAACGGCAGCGGCGCGCGCGGCGTCGGCGCGGTCCTGCGCTGCTTCCTGACGCTTCGCCTCGGTCGCTTCAACGTCGATCGCGTCCAGCCGGGCGGCAAGCGTCACGCGCTCAATGCGCAGGCTCGGGCACGGTTCGGCACAGCGGTGCTCGGTGACTCGGGCAAGTCGCGCGACGACGGCGGCGCGATCAGCGGCGATGACTGCCGGGTTGCGGCCGGTCGTCGTGACTGCCGGGACGGCTGCCGCGCGTACTTCGCCGGCATGCTTCTGAGCCAGGAGGAAAAAGACCGCGTGACCGTAGCAGGTGGCTGCCATGCAGCCGATCCATAGCACGGCGCCGAGCACCCGAATGCGCCACCCATGCGAACGAATCAGGGCAGGGAGCAGGTGAGCGGCGACAACCAGCACGACGCCGACGGCGATCCAAAGCACCCGCTCAGCCAGAAACCCGCCACGTTGCCAGCCCGCCATAACAGACAGACACGCAGCAGTCAGGGTCGCCGGGACAGCGAGTAATGCCGGTTGCGCTCTCATAGACATGGCGGTCACTCTTTAACCGTTACGGTGACCGGGCCGTTGCGAAAGTCGCCCGTCATCTGGCCGTCGAGATCTGCGCGTTCCTGGCCGGTCAGGTTGCGCCACTTGGCAATCACCCAATCGCCGCGAAGGAGACCGCGCGGCATGCCGGCGCAGCCCGAACCGACCGAGTAGCCGTTGTCGGCGCACCACTGCTCAGCCGCACGGAGAGCCGCGAAGTCGCCCACGTCGGCGAAGGTCATGACGATCTTGCTCATGCTTCGATCCTTTTGAATTCGACGACCCAAACCCACGGGCTCGCATCCCAGCCGAAGCCGCGTGCCGCGTTGAGGCTGTCCCACAGCGTCCAGAACGAATCACGGGCGTTGAGGCAGACCAGCTCGTCGCATTGCGCGGTTGACCGCAGGTAGTCTTTCCAGTACTCACCTTCGTTGCGCAGACTTTCGACGCCCTCGGCGGCAGCGTCTGCCTCGCTGATGCTTTGCAGCCGCTCGACTCGCACACCAGTCACTTCAAGCGTGATGCGTGACGCCCACCGCGGCATATGGATAGACGGAACAGCCTTTCGAACGAGGTGTGCGAACGCCATCGCGTCATTGAACTCGGGGCGCAGGCCGGGCATGCGAGGCACCTTGGCGCCGTCGGCTGCGTAGTGCCAATCGAAGATGATTCCTGCTGCGTCGCGCGTTGCCGCAAGGCTCTCGCGAACCCAGAGGTGGTCACCCGGCTTGCCGTAGGGCGAGCGCAGCTCACGACCGTGACCATCTTCGAGGCCAGATGCGCAGAATGGCGATACGCGCACGCCGGCGCTCGGCTCGGGATTCACGACGCGACGCGTCTGCGCCTTGCGACCATCGAGAATCGCACGCACCATCGGGCCGCTGAAGAGGATCGGGCGCTCTTTCACGCTGCCTCCTTTCTCTTCGGCAGGCCGCGACACTCGCGCTCGTATGCGCTGTACGGCGCGCCCTTGTAAAGCGGATGCGGTTTGTACTGCGGGGCGGCGACCAGGTTGGCGAGAATTACCTTCCAGTTCTCCCGCGTGTTCAGTAGCGCGGGTCCGTCAGGACCGTCGAACTGGTCTGCAGGCGTGGTCATCACCATGAGCGGATCAAGCACATCGCACGGCACAGCGAGGCTGCAGCCGCCGTTGTAATAGCCAAGGCTTTCGCGGACGCGCGCCTCCGCGTAGCGCCCCGCGCTTGAAGCACGAAAGCGATACCCCTTGTCGTCTGGTCCCCAAAGCGTGATGTACCGGTGGTCGCGGCGCGTGTGCTTCTCGCTGATGACGTAGTACTCGCGCGGCTCGTTCGGGTCGCGCTCCATGATCGGCAGCGCGAAGGCTGCGGCGCGCACGGCTTCGGCCGCTTCGAGCGAGTATCCCCAAATGTTCTCGCTGCGGTTGCCAAGCTGGTACGTGGCGATGCGCCAGCGCGGGATCTTCTCGCCGGTCATGATGTAGTCGCGCATGCACTCAACCAGCGCGCGCAACGTGCCACCATGCGTGAAGCCCTTCCAGTCGTAGCGGTAGTGCGTGTAAACGGGCTTCTGCGTGTAGTCGTCAACGAAGCGCACGCAGCCGCGCGCGTCCAGTTCGATGCGCGCGTACGTGTCCTTGCTCTTGCAGTAGAAGAAGCGTCGGCCGTGCGCCGCGATCACCTGAATCAGCTGGTTCGCATGCACAACGCGGTCAATCTTCGCGGCGTCAGTCATGTCAGTGTCCAAAAAAACGAGGGCCGGGACTGCACCCTCGAAACGCGCGGCTCGGGGGAGCCACCGCACTCGTTACTCGGGGGAACCCAGCAGGATCGTCGTTTGGGTCTGCTCTTCGATCTGCGACCAGATCGACCGGAACGCGGCCTCGAGCACCTTGTGCGGGCGCACGAGCTCGTACCAGATGGTCAGATTGCCGTCCTTGACGCGGTACTTGATGCGCGCTTCGACGGGCGACGGCTGGCCGTTTTCGAACACGGGGATTTCGAGCGTGATCTGCGACGGCATCGCGATCTTGTTGCCCGTTGCGTTGATGTCTTCCTTCCAGACGAAGTTGGTGCTGCCGTCCTGGAGGCGTGCGGCCGACACGAAATTGCCTTCCTTGCTGGCTTCGAAGTTGAGCGCGACGCTCAGCATCGTCGAGCCGTCCGGCGTCACGATGTCGGGGAGGTTGTCTTCGATCAGTTCGGCAAATTCGAGCTGGTTGAGCGCCTTGCGATCCTTGCCCGTCCAGACCTTCCATTCGCGCGACGCCGGCACGGCGAACTCGACGCGATAGGCGCGCCAGTTGGCGCCGTCCTCGTTCGTGAACTCCGTGTTGTAGGCGCGGTGATCGTCGATCACGCCGAGAATCTTGGCCGGATCGAGCGATGCATAGATCAGGCTTTCAGCGCGCTTCTGACGGTTGAAGTAGTTCACGAAGCTGTTGGCGTCGCGCATCTTCACGATGCCGATCGCGCGCGCCGGATTCTCGTCGCGCTCGAATACGTGCTCGACCTTGTAGCCCTCGGGCACAACGACGAAGGGGACGCCATCGTTGAGCGGGCTCTTTTGCGCACCCGCGAGCGACGTACCAGCCGCGAGGATGGCTGCTGCGTTGTGCACGTTTTCGTTATCGTTAATCATGTCTTTTCCGTTTGGAGTTGAGGGGTGGTGACGGGCTCGCGATTAGCCGAGCGCGACGCGGGGGCCGCTGTCTGCCAGCGAGATACCAGGCAACTCGGTTTGACGCTCGCTATGACGCGAGAGGTTGTTTTCGACGGTCGGGAAGAACACCTCGGCGGTTTCCTTTTCGCGCGGCAGCGTCGCGACGACCTTGCCCGTTACTTCGAGTGCGTCCTGCACCTTGGCGAACGGCTTCACTTCGAGCGTGATCGTGATCTTTCCGGCCTTGCCGGTATCGCGGACCATCGCGACCAGCGTGTTCAGTTCGTTCGTCGCCTCTTCGACGACTGCGCCCCCGCGCAACTCCATTAGGGTCTGCGTAAAAGCCTTCTTCATTGCTTTTCTCCGTGATTGAAGGACTGCGGTGATTCGTAGTAACGCGGGTAGGGCGCCGCGTCGCTTTCGTGTTCGTCGTTCGTTTCGAACTGCTGGTCATACATCGCGCAGCGTCGATTCATCAGGATTGCCGCGCCAACTACGATCGCAACTACGAGTAGGAATCCTGAATAGAAGTAAAGGAAGATTTCCATCGGTGAGCCTTTACGGGATCAGGTACAGCGAACCACGCTGCAGCGTGCGTTATGTCCGTCAGCCTGGTCGAGCGCGCCGGCGAGAAGCGCCCAGCCACCCAATACCAGTGCCGCAGACAGCCAGAGTTTTGCGAGGTCGCGCATCGTCAGACCTTCAGCAGGTGGCAGACGCCTTCAGCAACGAAGGGCAGCGACGCGAGCGCGGCGAATGCAAGGCCGGGGCGCTTGGTCGTGCGGCGTGCGTATTGCGCCAGCTCTTCATCGGTCAGCGGCGGCATGCTGGCGAAGTGTTCGACTTCGCTGACGATGCGCTCGAGCAATTCCGGGTGTAGGGTTTGAACGGCTTCCATCTCGATCACCTGTGCGATCAACGCGGCGCGACGAGCTTTCCGGCAGCAAACGCCACCTGAATACGCGCCTTCGGGCAATGGGCCAGATCAGAGAGGGTGAGGACTACTGTCGAGCGACCGAGCTGGGCGACGAAACGGCAATGGCCGTCGAGGCTCTTTGCTGCTGCACGGTGCATCGCTTTTCTGACGTTCATCTCTCACTTCAGACTATCTGGTGGTGTGTGAGATGCGCTCTAAGTACAAAACACTGCGCTGCAATGTTCTGAGCTTAGGGCGCTCCGCACGTCCGCGCCGTCATCCAGCGCTTGAGATGAAGTATAGAAAAACTAGACAGCGAAAGTCAAGAAAATCGAGACTATCTGGGCGAGAAAATTTGTAACAGCGGCGAAAAGCAAAACGGCCCGACAGGGTTGGGTCGTTAGTGATTCGCCAGAGTGGGGGTTAGTGAATCAGCTTCGCCGCAGCGAATGCAAGGCCGGTGAGCGCAATTGCAGTCGCTATGAAACACTCGAGAAGGGTGGATTCGGTGTCCGGATATTGGAAAATTCGCGACGGAGGTCACTGACGGATCCCACGAAGGGCCTCCGCCAGTTTGTCAATTGTGTCCGACATCATTCTGTGTATTTTCTTCGAGAACTCAAAGCGCGCACGGTCACCTTCGGTAACGGGATCTCCGCCTTTTGTAGCTTCATCCATCTCCGTCAATACTTCGTTAACGGCCGATTGCAACTCCCCGAACATCTCGCTGTATATTTTCAAGGCGCGGTTAGCTATCGCTAGGTTGCGTTTTAGCTCCGAAATTTCCTTATCTTTGGGGGCTACTTCCATCTGGCGCTCTGTTTGTTCGGTGGACTTTCAATCCGGTCGCCACATTGACGGCTTCGCAATGCCTGCGACGTAATGGATGTGGTCGATGTCAGCTTCCTCGAGCGTGACTTTTCCATGCGCCTCGTTGACGGAGAGCAGGTGATAGCGGCCGGCAGCCTTGTACGCAAGCTCTTTGACCATTACTCGGCCGTCCTTCGACGCGACGAGCACCTCGTCGCCAGGCTGAAACGGGTGATTCGGCTCGATGATCACGAACTCGCCGTGCTTGATGCGTGGCCGCATTGAATCGCCCGAGCATTCGATCGCGTACGCGTTCGGATCGGCCGTCGGCCAGTCGATATAGCCGTCGCCATGTCCTACGGGATATTCCAGTGCTGCCCAAAAACCGTTGTCGCCCAGCTGAGCCATTCCCTTCACCGCGAGTGCTTTTCTTTTGCCGAGCGCCTTGGGTCGGTACTCGTCGTTGTGCTGGATAGCGGCCTTTTTCTCGCCCACACGGGCCAGCACCCAGGCGCTGTTGTAGCCGAAAGCATTCTGGATAGCGACGGCGTCTTCCACACTGATCGCCGACCCTTTAAGCCATGACTCCACCCTCTCCAGCGGAATCGCAACTTTAGCAGCAAAAGCTGCCGCATCCATTCCTGTTTCAGTAAGCATTTCCTGCACTCGCACGGCGACGTCTTTGGCGTCTAGCGGGGTAGCGGCGGAGATGCCCGGCTGAGAATCCGGCATCGGGTACTTCGTAACGACCGAAATCTCTTGGATCTGAGCATAGCTCGGCTCATGCCTGCCATTTTCCCAAGCAGACACGTTTCCCTTGGTCACTCCCAGCTTTTCGCCGAGCTGTTCTTGTGTTAGGTCGGCTTTCTTGCGGGCGGACCTGATCCAGTTTCTCATTTCCATGCGCGGAGGGTATACAAAATCTAAACCGAGCGGGTCTCGTTTTTCTTTACTTTCAAGTCTACAAAACCTATACTTGGCCGGAAGCTCACTCATTGCCAACCTCCACATGAACAAGCACCCCGTCGCGCTCGCCGCATCTGCCGTTGGTGGCTACAAGGCGCTCGCCGACATTCTTGGCGTTACGAAGGGCGCGGTTCATCAATGGATGTCGGCAGACCGTCGAGTTCCGATCGAACACTGTACGCCGATCGAACAGGCAACCGGCGGCATTGTCACGCGCCAGATGCTCCGGCCGGACGACTGGCAATCGATCTGGCCGGAACTGATCGAGCCGGGCAGACCGGATGCGTCCGACGACGTTCAACCGCCCGTTGGCGGGATCAAGAAGGATAGCAAGATGGCGCGAGCCAGAGCAGTTTCGTAGGTCGGTCATGGAATGAAGGCGTCATTGGGACGCCTTCATTTGAAGCGATGGCCGAGTCGTAACTCCAGTCGTAAGTCGATTGAATTTTTCAACGGGGACGTATTCATGCAGACACAAGAAACGCCGCACAAGGCACCTGCATATGCCTTGGATCATGCGCCGCCGGACGCTCCGCGTGTGTCGATGCGCTTCCTTCCGCGCGAAGCAATTGCTGCCTGCGCAACTTTCCGTGATGCCGTGCTCCTGGGGTGGAAACACCGAGCCAGGAGCGGCATGACGCAAAGAACGCTGGCCGAGCTGCTCGACGTGAAGCCGTCGCACATGTCGAACATGCTCAACCGCGAAGCCGTCGACCGTCATGGAAAGCCTCGGCAAGATCTGCCGGCGCGCTTGGTCGCTGACTTCGAGCGTGTAGTAGGGAATCGCGCAGTATCGCAGTGGCTTACACGCATGGCGATGCTCACCCTGATGGAAGAGGTGATTCAAAGACAGGAGATGCCATGAAATGACACACGACGAGGCTCTTCGCATAGGCCGACAGGCCGCAGAGGAAGCCCGTAAGCAGGTTGGGGGCAATGTCAAAGACGAACTGCTGAAAGGACTTGAACAACAAGCTGCACAAAAACCAGAAGTGGCAGAAGCATTCCGAGTATTGGGCCCATTGCTACTCGAATCTCACCAGGAAACGAAGCATTAACGGGGATGGCCGCTGAAACGCGGTCATCTCGACGGGGATCAGAAACTGACCTGCAACACAAGGCGATTGGACTGCCAGCCGCCTTCTGTTTCCGATTAGTAGTCCTACGCGGCAGACGCCGCAGGAGATCACCCATGAATAGAATCGCACGACTCGGCTCGGCGCTGGTTTCCTTCGCTGGGCGCCGCATTGGAGTTGCTACCGACTTGCGCTATGGCACACGCAGCGCTCCGCATGTCAGCGCGAAAGAACAGGAGCGCGCGAAGCGCTTCTACATGGTCGACACACACCCGAGCGGCGCACCTCGCTCGACGCCGACCATGCAGCAGCACAGCAAGCGCCTGACGCTCGTCAAGTAATAACCGGGGATCCGCCATGCAGACGGAAATCTACAGCGGCCGCTGTGGCCGACGCGTCGCCGAGACGCAGCAAGACGCCTTCCACGGCATTAACGTAAAGGACCTCGCCGCGAAACAGCGGATGGTGCTTGACGCGTTCCACCACGGCCGTCCGCCGCTGACGCGCGAGGACATCGCTGCAATCACGAATCTGAAGCTGAGCAGTGTCTGCGGTCGTGTGCGCGAGCTGCTCGATGCACAGCGTCTGGTTGTCGTTGGCCGACGCAAGGATCTCGCTACGCAGACGAGCCAGCAACTTCTCGCGCTGGCGCCGAAGGCGGTCGCATGAGTTTCCATCTCGTCAATCTTGCCTGGCAGAAGGATCTGGGCCACACGCCGAAGATCGTGCTGCTGGCGCTGGCTGACTTCGCACAGCAATCGACGGGCGAGTGCAATCCGTCCGTCCGCGCGCTGTCCGCGAAGTGCGGTCTGTCCGCGTCGGCCGTGCGTTCGCACATCAAGGCGCTCATCTCGGGCGGCCTGGTTGAGCTCGTGATCAACCACGGCGAAGAACGCTTCCGCGTAAAGCTGGGGGCCGCAGCATGAGCATTCGAATTTCGGTGCCAACGAAAATTCGAGATCAGTGGTCGGGCTATGAAGTGGACACGACCATGAGTTTTGATTTGTCGGTACATGAGGCTCGAGCATTGGTTCAATCTATCAATGCTCAAATTCCTATCGAGCAGGAACGCCAGGAGCGCAATCGTCGCACAGAAGTAGAGCAACTCGAAGCTCGCCTGCGTGCACTGAAGGGGGCTGCAGCGTGAGCGTAAAGATCATGGGCATGGTCTTCGACCGTTATCCGACCGGCGGCGGCGAGATGATTCTCGCGCTGAAGCTGGCGGATCACGCGCACGACGACGGCACCCACATTTTCCCCGGTATTGCGAGCCTCGCGGAGAAGACGCGTCAGTCTGAGCGCGCAGTGCAATACCAGCTTCGCGGCATGGAGAAGTCTGGCTGGCTGATTCTCGTCGGCCAGGGCAAGGGCGGTCGCGGCAAGTCCCGCGAATACCGCATCAGTCCTGCATGGATAAACGGTGCAAATCTTGCACCCATTGTGGATAACTCAAAGGGTGAAGAAATTGCACCCATTGAAGACGACGCAAAGGGTGCAAACGACGACGGGAAAGGGTGCAATTTAGAGCACGAAAGGGTGCAAAACGAAGCACTAAAGGGTGCAACAGCTATTGCACCCGAATCATCAGTAACCGTCAAAGAACCATCAGGTAACCGTCAACCCGCGCGACGTGCGTCGCGAATTGCGTTGCATGTCCAACTGCGAGCAACGGAACTGCCCGACTGGTTGCCTCAAGCCGCATGGGACGACTGGTGCGAGCACCGCGAAACCAAGCACGCCGATGGCGATGCTCCGTGGACCCGGGTAGCCGCGAAGATCTCGCTTAAAAAGCTGGCGAAGCTGCGCGAGCAGGGCCATGAGCCCGTTGCGTGCATCGAGGAAGCGGCGCTGCGCGGATGGACCGGTCTTTTCCCTGTGAAGGCAGAGGAGCAGTCGGCCGCTGGTGGACAACTTATCCCCGCCGACTGGCACAAGACGATCGCAGGCGTCACGGAGTTCGGCAAGCAGCTCGGCGTGACGCAGAAGGAGGGCGAGGTCTTCATGCGCTTCAAGGCGCGTGTCGTGAAAGCGGCCGGCCCGGGCGAAGGGATGGAAGAGATGCTGCGCGATGCAGCGCGCTTCGGTGACGAGCAGTACGACCAGCTCTATGGCTACTTCAACGACATTCCGCGCGAGAAGGTTGCGCACGCGGAGGCCGCATGAGCGGCATGTTCGGAGAACGCCGCACCGCGCCGGCTCACAAAAGCGTCGAATGGTACACGCCGGCGTGGGTGTTCGCTGCGCTCGATATTGCGTTCGATGTCGATCCGGCTAGCCCGCACGACTTCGAGACGGCGGTACCGGCTCGCACCAAGTTCACCGTATTCGACAACGGCCTGACGCTGCCATGGCACGGCCGGGTATGGCTCAACCCTCCGTATGGCCCGGACACACCGGCATGGATGCGCAGGTTTATCGCTCACGGCCACGGCATCGCGCTCGTGGTCTCTCGCACGGATGCCGCTTGGTGTCAGGAAGCCTTGGCGACCGCAGACGCGATGCTGTTTCTTGCGGGGCGCATCGACTTTATCCCCGGCAATGAGAACCAGCACAAGAAGGCGCGCGCTGGTGCCGGATCCGTGATGTTCGCCTATGGCGATGACTGCGCCGAAGCTCTTCGCCGTCTCGCCGGGCGGGGCGTCTATACGAGCCGCCGTGCGCTCGCGGAGGCCGCGTGACAAGCCGCACGAACGCTCTGCGCTATCCGGAAGGGACGACGCAAGTCGGCACGGCGCGCGTGCGCGAGTCGGCCGTCTCTTCGATGACGACGGCGCAGCGCCGGATCTACGAAAAGACCGGAGTGCCGCCGCAGACCAGCGCGCTGGACGACGCCGATGATCCGTTCGCAGAGATTCTGCGTGTGACGCGCGAAGACATCGCGCGCGTGCATGGACTTGCGCCGCGCTCGGACAAATCGAAGAAGCCGTCGAAATACCGCAATGAAAAGTGCGAGTCGGGCGGAATCAAGTTCGCCAGCAAGCTCGAAATGGCGCGCTGGCACGTTCTCGTGCAGATGCAGGCGCGCGGCGAGATCAGCGAGCTCGAGCTGCAGGTGCCGTTCGTTCTTGCCGACCCTGTTGTGATTGCTGGCCGCAAGCGTCCCGCGCTGCGCTACGTCGCCGACTTCGTCTACGAGAAGGACGGCAAGACGGTGATCGAGGACGTGAAAGGGCGAATCACCGAGGGATACCGCATCAAGCGCCATCTGATGGCCGCGCGCGGACTGACGATTGTGGAGGTCAAGTGAGCACCAAGGCGAAAAAGACACGGCATCGCACGATGAGCATGGAGCAGCGGCTCGTCTGCGAGTTCTTCGAAGCGCACCCGAACTCGACGCGCCCGCAGTGCAAAGCGAAACTCGGCAGCGATCAAAAAGCCATTTCGCGGAAGGTGGACGCGTTGGTCGCAGCCGGCTACCTGGTCGCCACATCCGAGGGGAAGATTCCGACGTTCTCATGGAATGGGAAGAAATACCCGCACTCGGATGAATACAAGGCTAGCCAGAAATGGATCGAGGCGAAGATGCGCGCAGCGGAGCGCGGCGCCAATCTCGCGATCACGCTTGATCTCGTCGCGGCATCGATGCACGCGATGGTTTCGGTGGGGAGGGCTACAGCATGAGCAAGGGAAATGTTCTGGTTTGCCCAACTTCGAAAGGCTTTTGCGTGGCTGGGCCGTGTATTTCAATCGGTCGCTGCGCGCGCGCCGTTGATCGTAATGAATCGCTTGGGGAGGCGACCGAGGCTGTCGATCACCCGAAGCACTACAACGCACACCCGAGCGGCATCGAATGCATCGCCGTCGTCGAGCACATGGGCTTCAACCTCGGCAACGCCATGAAATACATCTGGCGCTGCGACGAGAAGCGCGACGCGATCGAAGACCTGAAGAAGGCGCGCTGGTACGTCGAGCGAGAGATTGAGAAGCGCTTGAAAGAGCGCGGCGCGCCGGTGACGGATTGGGATGTGGCGAAGGCATGAAGCGTTCGGGTTTCAAGCCGCGCACCACGCCAATGACACGCGGCACGGGATTCAAGCGCAAAGAACCGAAGCCGTTCGCGCTGGCGGATCGCAAGACTCTGGAGCGCCATGCAGGAATGAAGCGGCGCGTGAAGAAGGTGACGGTCGCGGAGGGCAAGCGCTTCATCGACGCCTGCCGCGGCGAAGAGTGCTACTTGCGCGTGCCGGGCGTGTGCTGCTCGATTGGCTGGGCGCATGAATCGGTTGTCGACTGTCATTCGAATCAAAGCGGCCACGGTAAGGCCGGTGCGCGCAAGGCAGACAACATTTACACAGTGCCTGGCTGCGGGCCGTGCCATCGGTGGATCGATCAGAACACGGTCGGCACGCCGAGACAGGTCAAGTTCGATTTTTGGGATCGCGCATACGAGCGTTGGGAGCCTGTGCGCGCGAGGAAGTTAGGAATTGCAGTCAACCAACCTGAGGAAGAAGAGCATGGACAACCAGCATAAGAAAATCAAAGGCTATCGCGATCTGTCGCAAGCAGAGATCGACCTAATGAACCGCATCAAGGCACACGCCGAAGAAACGCGCGCGCTGGTGCTCGCGGTGCGCGAGACAGTGGTTCCTCGCGTCGAAGCTCCGGTATCGACGCTTGCTCCCGGTGAACTGCCGAGGTTGTTTCCGGGTGAGTCTGTGGAGTTGGTGGCTGGCGCGATCTATGGCGGCCACGATGATGGCCCGTTCCGATGGATCTGCCTCGCAGACGATCACCTGCAGCAGGGCTATATGGCGCTGACGCGTGCCGTCGCGCAGCCGACTTCGTACTGAGTGATCGGGAGCGACGCAATGCAGGTGTTCGCGAATATTCCCGTGAAGACGATGAGCCGGGTTCGCGGTCGGCGGCAGAACAACTCTTACGGTGGGTGGTTCACTGCTGTTCGCCTGATCGGCCCGGAGCGTCAGTCGCATGACAAATACGCACGCGGGCATTTCATCTACGCCGACGTGCTCGTTCCGGATGACGTTCGCGAGTTCGCGCTTGGCCCATTTCATCCCGACGGCACATTGCGCGTGCAGGTCTGGACAGCATCGCATCTGAAAACGTTGAGGCCGTTCCTCGCGAGCGGAGATCTTGAGTGGGATGTCAGGGAGGATCAATCGTGAAGATCATCCGACGCGGTACGCCGCCGCGCGAGAAGGAATACAAGTTCCGCTGTAATTGCGGGACGATCTTCGAATGCGTCGAGAGCGAGGGGCGTACGTTCCATGACCCGCGCGAGCAAGGCACGTTTCTGATCGTCCGATGCCCTGTCTGCGAATGCGAAACGACCTGGAGCCCGAAATGAAGACAACCATCCTCGCCGACGGCACGCTCAGCATCACGCCGGAATCCGATCTGGAAGCATATGCGCTCGATCGCTGGAGCCGGGACAACATCACGAGCGATTGGTACTGCGCCACGCGCGTGCCGACCGCACCGAAGATCATCCTCGACATGTCGAAGTACGCGGATGCAATGGGCGTATTCGTAAAGATGGGAGCAACGCCATGAGTAAGCGAATCAAATACATGCCGCTTCCCGGCAGCAAGATCAGCAAAACGGGCGTCGTTGTCTTTCTTGCGCTGATGGCCTCCGTGATTGTGCTCGATACAGTCGCTGTGATTTACGCGTACGTGCAGGCGGTCAAATGAGCGCACACGCATACATCCAATGGGCCGACGTGCCTCAGGAATTGATCAGCAGCAGCGGTCAGGTTGTCGACTCCGTGACGCAGGCGAAGCTCGTCGCTTTCGACGGATGCCCGTTCTGCGGTGAGATCACTGAGAACAGCAAGAAAGCGCTGCAGGTCGAATATGCGTTCCCTCGCAACCACGAATTGCGCAACTCGCTGGTCGACTGGTTCATCCATCACGGCATCAGCTTTGTGGTGCTGGCGTCATGATGGCGCGTGCGAAGGGTGGTCCGCTGGCGAATCTGGCTGGCCGATGGGCGAACGAACCGACGTTCCTCGAATGGATGCGCTCCACGAACCAGCCGGCGAACTCGACGCAGGACGCCGTCGAGTTCATCCGCGCGCGGTGCTGTGTCGAGAGCCGCGCGCAGCTCGATCACGACGCTGCGGCAAAGGCCCGCTTCGATCGCTACGTGCGTGGGCCGTACGCCAAATATCGCGCCGCAGCGGGGAATGCATGAAGTTTCAAACGATTCGATACAGCACGGGGGCTTTATGAGCGAATTCCAAAGCATTGAAGAACGGCTGGACAACTGGGGATTTACCGTGCGCTCCCCGAAGTTTCACGACGGCGTGTGTGCGCAATGGGCGAGGCTGTGCGTCGCGCTGCGAGATGGCGGTAATGCGCCGACGGTTGTTACTCCGGTAGAGAAGGACGGCTGGATGGTCGAAGCGGCATGGTCGTCGATGCCGGATCACGTGTCGAAGTGGGTGTTGAAGTACACGTACGTTTTGCGCATGTCGCCTGAGCAAGTGCAGACGAGGATGCGCAAGACGCACCGCGCGGTTTTGCGCGGCCGCCGATTCGAGCTCGTGCTCGCGGAAGCGCACGCGGCGCTATCCAAGCGGATAGCTGCGATGTCCGCGCAACAAATCATCAAAAATATTCGAACGGACGGTTGTAAACCCGCCGAATCTGTTTTATAGTCGCGCCCAGATGACCGAATCCGCCTAGCGCGTGAGCTTTGCTTCCCTGATGGGAGGCGAAGTCGTCGGTAGAGAAAGCCCGCCACTGAGCGGGCTTTTTGCATTGGAGCGCAGAAATGTGCATGAACCCCGTGACTGCATGGCTGCTTCTCCTGAGCACGATCTGCCTCGGTCTGAGCAAGACGTACATGGATCTCGCCGAACAGATCGAAGGCGATGAATAACGACGGAGCAAACATGAGTACGACGATGCGCGCAAAGCTGCAAGTCAGCTTGGTTCAGGAGCACATGGGCTGGGTTGATCCCGTGTCAGGCCAGAAACCCGAGAAGGCAAGCGAGACGCTGCATATGCATGCTGTCTGCAAGCCCACCTACGCGGACTCCGAGTTCGACGAGGACAACACGTACGCCCGTATGTCGCCTGGTGCCACGCTGACGATCCATATCGCTAATCCGGCGCTGT